ATTACTAGGTCCTTTTTCTTTAGGATCCTCGATGTCTCTCATTTTTTTCTGTAGGTCTAATAATTTATCTGTGGCATCAGCCACACTCTTAATTAGTTGCCCAGTAACTTCATAAGCTCTCGCGGAACCCTGTTCTTGTGAGATCTCCATGATTCCATCAATGGCTTCCTGACCTTTTTCGATCAACGAATACAACTGACCTCTTGTATATTCGTAGTCTCTTTTTAGGTCTGGTTTTTCTTCTCGCTGTCTTGGGACTTGTACATCGCCGCTAACAGGGGCAATCTCACTGCCTCCGTCATCTTTAAGAATTTCAAGTGCTTTCCCGATATCATCAAACGCCATTGTTGTTCCTCAGAATTAAACATCAGTTCCTTGTGAAGGCGAATAGGTCTTATAGTCTTCATAGAATGAAGATAGTTCACTAAAACCAAAGTCATCACCTGCAACAATAAGAGCATCGTCACCAGAAAGAGGGAGAGATGCATCTCTCGAGCCACTGATGAGATTTACAACAGATCCAGAAGTGTGTTCAGATACGGTTGTCTCATCAACTCCTCTGTAAACGGTGACATCGTTTCCGCTGATGGAACGGATTTGCATATTCTCATTATCAATAACAATGTAATCATCAACGCTAAGTCCTGATGCATCATTGACTGTCATCTTTGTTTGATTTACCGTAAAGAGTTTATTGATAACCGTTGTTGCGTCATCATTGTAGTCTTTAAGTGCTCTAGGAGTTGCAGCGTATCTTTGAACTCTCTTTGCGGTAACTTTGTTTGTATCATCAAACATGTCAACTTGAACTCTTTTGATAAGACCATCAGAGTTATCTGCAATCTTACCAAACAGATATGTTTTAGCGGTGAATGACAGAGTTGAAATCATTGCACGACGATTATCGAAACTTCCTTCGTAATCATCAGTCATGTTGATGTTCTCAAGAACAATTGGAATATCTCTCTTTTCACCAATAGATGAAATGAGATTAATAGTAATATTCAATCCAGGTTGAAAATATGGAAGAATTTGTTCCAAGATTTGCAACATGTCATCATTCAATTTTGTTGCAATGCTCAATTGAAAATTGATGTTATATGGAACAGGCATGTAAACCTTTTTAATGTTCCCTAACTCACCAGTATTGCAAGTTTTGAATGTCTGTGTAATTGAGGCTTTTCTTGTTGAATCATATGAGATACCAGTCATCTCAAACGACATGCGAGGCAATGTAATCGCAGGTCTACCTTGAAGGTTTGGTTGTTGTTCAATCTTGGCCAAAAACTTTTGCATTGGACCATAAGCCAATGGCACTTTCATTTTACTCTGAACATTGTCATTGTTGTCAGAGTGACGAATTTCAATTTGATTAAAGAGAGTACCAAAACCAATTACGGTTTTTCTCAAGATCTCGTGATAAAAGTATTGCCCAATCATGGTATTTTTTTAACTATTTAGAAAGTACCAAATGGATTGGTCTCTGTAAAATCAAGAAGTCCATTATCAGCCTCACTTTCAATAACAACATTTTCTGCATAATCATCGTATATATCATCATATTGTATTGATTTAACTGAGTATCTTCCTGTGGTTCCAATACCAGGGTTGGTGTTTGTTGTTGCACTTCCAACAATGATTTCACCTGTAGTGAAGTTTCCTGCGAGATTGGAAATCTTGAGAATTCTAGTATCCTTATCCCAAGACTTAACACGAGCAGTGGACAGAGAACTTTCTCCAGTAATAACTTCGTTGATAACAAAGTTTCCAGTTCCAACTCCAGAACCATTAGCAGTTGGGGCTGCAATCGTAATAGTTGGTGGTTGAGTATAACCAAATCCAGCGTTGGTAAATCTGATCGCAGATACAGTGCCTGAAGCACTTAAAAGGGTAACTGCCGTTGCATTTGCAGTAGAAAGACCTGATGGAGATGTGGAGATTGATACAACTGGTGCAGTTGCATATTGAGATCCAGCTTCTGTGATAGATGCAACATAAACCACACCTGTACTTCCAATACCTGTTCTAGCAGACGCCCCTGACCCTCCAGCACCACTGAAAGCGATCGTTGGAGGTTGTGTATAGCCAAAACCAGGATTTGTAATTAGAACCTGTTTTACGGAGAATGTTGTAGATCCCGACCCAGTGTTACTTGTAGTAATAGCTACAGCAGTTGCGTTTGCCGAAAGACTGCCATTAGGTGATGTTGAAATCGAAACCACAGGAGCACTAGTATATCCATATCCATCATTAATCAATATGATTTGATTAACTGCGCCCGTGTAAATACCCGCAAGTGCAGTAGCGGTAACACCAACACCCGCAAGAGTGAGAGTTGCAATATATCCAATGTCCTCTACATTATCATCAATCTCTTCAATACTTGTGTTAATGACTTCATCCTCATATTCAAACAACTCACATGTAAGTTGATACATGTAGAGTTTACCAAGTTGATAGAATGGGTTTTCATGTTCTACGAATTTAACTTCAAACAAACTATCTGAAAGTGGGAAGTAAATTAAGTCTCCTTCTTTTGGTCTGGATATCAGTAACTCTTCAGTTGGATTAGCTGCATAGAAAGGAGTTACAAAGTCTTCATATCTTTCTTTTGAAATAACCAGAGTAAGTTCATCGGTGGTTCTAATACCGAACTTAGTCATCAGGTCTCCAGATCCTTGGAAACCCTCATAGTTTTGAATATAAGCTTCGATTACATAGTTATCATCAAATCTTGCCAAGACATTTTCTTTCATTATTGTCTTGGTGCCCAAGAATTTTCTGGGCATATAATAAACATCAACCCCATACATCCTCAACTGTTCGTTGATGAGGTCTTGAACTAATCTTTGTTCTCCAGGAGAACCTTGTAGGAAAAATGGATTTAAAGCCATTAGCCGATCATATCCAGTGGGGGAACTTCATAATCAAAAGTCATCCTCTGTCTAATTTCTGCCAACTCTCTAAGGGCATCTTCGTAGATTTGACGACCGTTTAGTTCAATACCACCAGGAAGTTTAACACCTGTGTACTTACTCATATTTTGACCCCACTGTTTTTTAATCAAGGCAGTGAGATACCTCTTTAAGAAACTGTCGTTATAGACCATTTCATTTTCAGATGGATCCAATACACGGAAACAATCAATTACAACATACTCATTAGATGAAACACCCTTCCAATCTAGATCGAGATACAATCTATTTCCTCTCTTATTGTATCTAATCTTTTTGTCTGGGCTTATCAGGAATTGAATTGTTTCCAGATATTCTTTAGTCATTGAATATGTCAACATCTCAATGGAACTAAAGTTATAAACATCATTCAGGAAGATCTGGTAAGAAATACTGAACATGTTCTGTGTAATGGTATTGTCATCAAAACGGAAAATACCATTAATACCGATAATGTGATCGGGAATTTCAATATAGTTTCTTGCTTCAGTAAACTCCGTCCGTGTTGTAATGTAGTGAGTGGATCCAACACCAACAGCTGTAAATGTTACAGCTACACCACTTGATGCATTTGCTTTTGATGTTGCCAGTCTAATTTGATTTCTGTTATCTGCAATCGCATAGTATTGAACACTGGTGGTTGATATGCCAAGGAACGATGTGGTTCCAACACCAGCAACGGATGTGGTTGCAATACCGATTGAAGTATGTCCAGTTCCTGCAAAACTATAATACACTGGAGATCCAGTGATTAAACCATGATTTGCAATGGTAATATTATCTGCACTAATACTTACGACCGAAGATCTTTCCCCATTAAAAACTTGAGAGGAAAATCCTACTGTTGATACTGTATTACTTCTTGCTTCATCGATGTCATCTTGACTGATCTGGTGTTTGAGATACATTCTCTCAACACCGTCAAAATGTCTTTCATGAAAATATTGAATGGCATCATCGACAAGATCTTCAATTTGATCTTCATCGACATTAATTTCCAAAACAGGCTCGCCCAGCTGTCTTAGGCAATAATCAATGAGTTCTTGTCTACTGCTAGGCTTTGCCATGAATATACAACTAGCTTCCTACTATTTAGTGGTCGATTTTCTAGTGGTAGTTGAAGAACCCCACGCATTAGATTCTTCTTTTAATTTTTCATGTTCATTTTGTAGTTTGACATAATCTTGACGAAGACTTATGTATTTGGCCTCCGTCAAGATTACTTGTTTTTGTAATTCAATTACTTTATTCAGTGCGAGTTCGATAACGATATTCGCATCAATATTAGAATGTTCCACAGTCAATAGTATCCGTCCATGAAGGAACGCCAGAAGCGTTCGTTGTCAAAATAAAGTTGGAAGTTTGAATTCCGGCCGAAGGTGTTGCAGTTGATTGCAACTGACCGTTTACATCAAAGTATGCAGCACCATTTGTGTTTGTTCCCGCAGAGAGGAACAATGATGCAACAGTAGAAACACCAGTTACTCTCAGGTTTGTGAAGGTAACATCACCAGCATCAATACGACTACCCGTGGCAACAATATTACCACCAGTCAGTGAGGTATAGTTAACAGTTGTGAATGTTGCAGCTGCGGAAGTTGCGGCACCAATAATAGTATTATCAATATTACCGCCGTTAATATCGGCAGTTGCAATTGTACCTGTACC